CAGCCGCAGCGTGTCCACGAAGGCGTTGGTCAAAGCGATGAGATCAACCAATAGGCACCCAGGCTTTTTTCAACCACGTCCCATATTGCTTTTGCGCTTCCCGAAACACGAGAATCTGATCGCTTCCTGCAAACCCGATCATTTCCTCGGCCTTCTGCGCCCGCTGCGCCCGCCGCCGCGTTTCGCGCGACGTATTCTCGGCGCGGATCACGCCTTGCACCGCTTTGCGCAGCGTGAAATTGGCGACCGTGGCTCCCGTCATCCGCATATCGCGGATTGGGGCAGTCTGATGCAGGAAGGCGCGCTTGATGAAGAAATACCGTTTAGAGAGCGGCTTCGCCTGGTTGCCCTCGGCGTTGATGCCGTCCTCCCATCGCTTCTTCTGCTCGGCGACCATCGCGTCCCCGATAGTCTTCAGTTGCGGATCCGCCAGGTTGGCGAGCTTGATGCGGCCGCTTTTGCGCACGCGGATGTTGAGGCCTTGCTCCCCGTAGGCTGCCGCGCCTTGCTGAACCCACCCGCCCATCACGCCGTCCGATCTTGCAGCACAATGCTGCAGGTTTGATATGCGCTGGCGTCGACGCGCACCACGTCGTACTCGATGCCGTCTTTGACGACCACGTCGCCGCGCAGCGGCTGGCGCGCGAGATCGGCGTTGCGGATCTTCGCACGCGAATAGCGCCCCGGCGACATCTCCTCGTCTTCGGATCCCTCGATCCAAATCACGACCAGGGACTGGCTGGTCGCCGGATCATTGTCGAGCCAATAATCGACAGTGCGCCCAAACATGGCGATTTCCGATTCCCACAGCGTGGGCACGTAAACGCTGATGAAATCGTTGATGTATGCACCCACTCAAGCCTCCCTCCCGCGCAGCGCATCTCCCACGACGGCGACAGAGAAATGCGCTACGCGGCTTTGCCCCATCCGTGTCTCTTGCTCCACGGCAGGCAACCTTTACAAGACCTTCGCCTTGAAACTGGCATTCGGGCGGTAGGGCACGACTAGCGGAGCGCTCTGCATCAGCAGGAAACGCACGCTTGGGTCGGGTTCGATCCAGGACTTCACGAAGTACGGCAGCGCCTGCAGCCCGGCCTCCTCGTCGCGGATCGCGCCGTAGGCCCGCACGCCTTCGAGAGCGGGCGAGCTCAGGATGACGCTCCCTGCCGGCAGAATCGGCTTCTCGACGCCATCGGCGGGATCGACGTACCAGCCCGAATAGACGAAGATGTTGAAACCGTCAACGGTCCCCATGAAGACCCCGCCCTCTTCGATCTGCGCGGGCTGGCCCATGGTGGGAAAGGCCTGCGAGACCCGCTGCAGGTTCAAGCGGTCTTTCACCTGAGCGTTATTGCGGAATACCTTCCAGACATCGACCGTCATCACCACGTCGTTGAGCATCGCGCCCGTTTGCTGAAGTGCGATCTGCGACCAGTCCTGAAGATCATCGAGCGGCGTCGACGTAGTCACGCTCCACAGCACCGATGCGGTAATTGTGTTACCCGCCGCGCGCCCGAAATCGAGCACCACGGTTGGATACTTGTCGCCGCTGATGGTGGACTTGCCCGTCGCCAGGACCTCGCCCGCCATCACTTCCATACGGCGGTTGACCATGTCCATCTGATCCTGCATGTCGCGCGCGACCAGCGCGCGCTGGCGGTCGGCTGGCACCAGGGTGCCGCCGATCTGCTCACCCGGACTGCGCTTCAGCGGGCGGTTCATGTCGAAGACGCGCTTGTCTTTGATGTAGGCGGGTTTTAAGGTCGACGTTTTGAAGCCAAGCGAAGCGACGATCTGGCCCTCGACCAGCGGGGAAACGAAGGGCGCGATGCGCCGCTTGCCGTCGAGGGTATCGAAGTGAATTTCCTCGGATACTTCTGTCTGGGTAATTTGAAAGAAGCGGTCGAGCAAGAATTGCGGATTGCCAAGCAGGCTGGCGACTACCGCATTCAAGACGTCCGTTGAAAAAAGATCGGCCATGATATTGCTCTCCTGAATCGAAACGTTGCGGTTTTGCCGCCCCACGGCTGGTCGCCATCAACCGCGAGGCGGCGCTTCTGTTCGACGCGGACTACGCCAGTTGCTTCACCGCGAAAGTCTGATCGCCGACCGTAATCGTGCCTTGCCGATCCGCCGCGGTGCCGTTCAGCGTCACCGAGAAGGAAACCGTGCCATCGCCCGTTACCGGACCAGCGGGCGAGATGATCAGGAGCCACGGAGCGGATGAAACCGCCGTCCAGGGCGTGGCCGATGGAGAGGTCACCGTGAAGGTGTGCCCGGCGCTTGAGGTGTTCGGCAGATCCGGCGAGGAGGTCGGATTGAGCGTGACGCTGGCAAGCACTGGCGGCGGCGAAGATTCCGCCGACCGGATCAGCGTGCCATCCGTGTAAACCACGCTTTCGACCAGGATGCCGAAGTCGCGCAGCGCGTCGGTGACGACGCCGTGACCGAGAGCGCCCGGCCAGACCAGAGCATCCGCTTTGACCTTGCCGCTGACGTAAACCGTTGCCGCAACCGTCGTGCTGGTAGCATCGATGTCATTTACCAGGATGCAGTTGCAATCCGCCGCGGCTACGGGAACGGTGATATTGCCCGTCGCCGGATCAATTTTGAGAATCGTCCCGCGCGTCAGGACACCGATGCCTGAAGCGACCGTTCCGCTACGAGAGACCACGTCATCGCCGTCGCTGAGAAGCGGCGTATAGGCAAAAGCGGTGGTGGAAAAGCTGGCCCTTCCGATTGGGTTATAAGTCGGCATAAGTTACTCGATTCCTCTCTGAAGATGATTTAGCTGGCCTGAATGCGCCGCGCTTTAGAGACGAAGCGAAGCACGCGGTCGGCCTCCGCTGCAGGCGTATCTTTATCGTCGCCGCCGACGCCCACCGCTGGATTTTTGAGACGCGCCATCTCCGCTTCGAGCGGATTCGTCTTCGGTGGAGCGGCGGCGGCTGGCGCGGGTGCGGCTTTCATCAGCTTGCGTGCGGTGTCGATGTCATGATCGGTTTCGAGGGCCAGGGTGCGCGCGAGTGTCTCGCGTCCTTGCGCTTCCTCGCAATTCAAAATCGCGGCGATCCGCTGGCGGTCGGCGGCGACCGTGCCTGCGGCGGGTGCGGCAGCTGCGGCAGCGGCTGCGGCTGGCGCAGCGGGCGCTGCTGACGGCGCGGGATTGGGGGTTTGAGCCGCCGGTGCAGCCGGGGGTGGTGCGGCGGGCGGATCGTTGCGTTGTGAATCGGCCATGGGTGCCTCCTTAGACAAGCTGGCGGCGGCAGCCGCCGCACTGGAAATTCCGATTGGGCGTGCGGCTTTCTCTGCCGCAAGCCGGGTTAAAAGTGGCTCGAAGCTGGCGATCTCGTCGGCCATGCCAGCGGCCATCGCCTGCGCTGCGGGCAAAATCCTGCCCTGCCCGAAGCGCGCCAGGACGTCCTCGGCGCTCACGCCGCGAAATGCAGCCACGCGCCCGATGAAGACGTCCGCCAGGGCGTCGACGACCTGGAGGATCTGCGCCCGGCCAGCCTCGGTCGAAACGTCTGGCCGCTTATAGGGGGATTGGCTGCTGACGATTTCGTACTGCTTGATGCCCTGGCGCTCCTGCGCCCCGCGATTGTCGCGGATGCTGGCCACGACCCCGATGGATCCGACCAGGCTGCTCTCGTTGAGCACGATGCGGCTGGCCGCGCTGGCAATCCAATAGGCGCCGGATGCGGCCATGCCGTCGACGTAAGCCAGGACTGGTTTGATCGCGCTTACTTCGCGCACCTGGTCGGCGAATTCCTGGATCCCGTTGACCTGGCCGCCTGGGGAATCGATGTTGAGCACGATGTGACTGATCAGCGCGTTGTCTGCGGCCTTGCGCAGATCGGTCGCCATATTCTGCACCGTGGTGGCCCCGCTGATGTCGGCGAAAAGATCGGCGCGGCGAAAGAGTGGGCCCTCCACATCGAGCACGGCGATGCTGCCGCGCATTTCGACGCGCCCGCCTGTGTTTTCGAGCGGCTTGCCCAGGCGCGCGGCGACGGCTTC